TGGCCTTGAAGAAGGCCTGGTGGTCGAGCCGCCCCGAGGCGTAGTTGTAGCCCGAGGAATTGCCGGCCGCGATGTTGAACGGCATGTTCAGGCAGCGGGCGATCTCGTTGAGGATCTCCCGCTTGAACATGTCGTAGGTCGTGGCCGGCTGCTCGGCCTTGATCTGCGACGGCTCCCAGCCCTCGGGCGTGAACACGGCCATGTTCGGGGCGAACTCCATCTCCGTCATGGGTTCGACCTCGGCCGCCTCGCCGCCCGGGGGCGCACTGGTCTTCATCAGCACGGCGATGTTCGCCGCGCTTTCCGCCGCCGCGATCACCGCCAGCGTGTACCGCCGGAGCTGCGCGAACAGCGGCAGCGCCGGCGTGATCTCGGGGATACCGCGGCTTTGGCCGGGTCGCTCTGGACGGAACAGGTGGATGACCGACTCGGCCGGCAGCACGTCGAACTCGGGCCCACTGCTGTGGAACGCCGAGCTGTCGCCGGGGTGCCGGCGCAGGACCGTGTACGCGACGGCGTTGCCGAACTCATCGAAGGCGATGCCGTCGACGATGTTGGCCAGGGCATCGAGACCGCGAACCCGCTGCTCACGCGGCGGCGACGCGACTTGGTCGGCCTCGATCAACCGCAGGTCGAGCGTGACTGGCACGCTGGCGGGCGGGGACGCCCGCCCCACCCCGGGATTGCTGGTCAGGAGCCCGAAACACTCGCCGCTTTCGCACTGCCCGACACGCATCGCGCGGAGCTTGTGGGCCAGGCCGACCGCTTTCGCCCAACACGTGAACTCCTTCTCAACGATGCGGTTCGTGTCAGGATCGTCGGTCAGCATCTGGAGCCGCGGTCCGGTGCCGACGACGTAGTTCGCCAGCGTCAGGACGATGCCCTTGGCGTAGCTGTTGTTGGCGACCTCGTAGCGCGCCCGGCTGCGCAGGATGCGCCGCACGTTGGGGCTGGCGGCGACGTTGGGCGACAGGTGATCGGCGCTGGCCCAGTGCTTGCGGTTGTCGGGCGTGGTCTGCGCCGCGTCGTACTTGCCGCGCACCACGAGCAGACGGCCGCGCGGCGCAGTAGCGCCGCCGGCCGTCCGCAGCCCGAGATGTCGCAGCCACTTGAACAAATTCACACCGCTCCGGGCCGGACAACCATCTCTCACCGTTCCATTCGCGTCACGAGGCCGCCGGTCGCGCCGTGCAGCCAGCGCGCCCATCGAACCAGCCACCACGCCCACCACGGCCGGCGGCGCGTGGTGAGCGTGATGATGCTGGAGGGGCCGCTACTCACGGACATGGTCCGCCACGCGCGCCAGGATCGAGTACGGCCGGCCCGGCTCGGCGATCGTGAACTCGCGCGTCGCCGGCTCGCCCTCGACCAGGTCGAGCTCGAACACCTGCGCGCCGTTGAACTGGAGCGCCGCGTCGAAGTCGTTGCGGTACAGCTCGGCGGTAGCCGCGTCCGCCTGGATCACGACCGCCTGGCCGAACGTCAGACCGGAAAGCGGCGAGCCGTCGGCGTCCGTGGTAGGCGGCGTGAGCGTGAACTCGCCGGCGTGGTTGGAGATCTGCCGCGCCGACAGGCCGGGCGCGCCGGGGGCCTGAATGTTCATCGTGTCGAGCGTCGCGATCGTGACCGGGCCAAACGACATCCGTTTCTCCTTGAAGATGAGGATCAACCGGCGCCGCGACCGTCGCGCCGCCGACTTGCGGGAGCGGGATTCGAACCCGCAGCTCCGGCTCATGAGGCCGGCATGTTGCCGCTACACCATCCCGCCACACCGGCGGCGCAGGGCGGCCGCCTGCTGGCTGCTTGCGCGTTACGTCGTGCCGGGTGGCACGATCTTGACGCGGGCCAGCGCCTTGGCGGGGTTTTTGGCCGCCTCCTTGGACGCCAGGTACTTGTCCGCCTCGATCTGGTCCTGCAGATCGTGCTGCTCGACGCTGCCCGCGTCGCCCTGGGCGCGTTTGGGACCCTCGGCGTTCTGCTTGATCGCGTCGGTCAGGTCTTCCGGCACGGCATCACCTCTCCTTCACTACCTACCGCCGTGCCGGCGGAACTGTCCGCCGCGGGCGCGTCTAGCCGGGCAAGTGCTCGCGCTCTCGTGGGGCGGGTTCCATATCTGGAAAGAAATTGCCCCAGCCTTCGGTTGGCCGTATCGTTTCCCGCACTACAAACGCAGCGCGACCGGAATCAATGCGGAGGTGGCCGATGCCGTTGTCGCAAGCGGCAAAGCAGGTGCTGGTTAATCGGATACGCAGAGCGATTGATCGAGCAAGGAGCCTGTATGACCGCATGGTCGTCAACGGAATGACCCGAAACCACGCAGGTACCCCCGTTCATCTGCGTCAGGTTGATCGGCGCGATGCTGCGCAGTTCATCTTCTTCGAGCTGGCCGCCAAGTTTGAGTCGTTCCTCGTGGATGCCTTTGCGATGGAAGCCCGGATCAAGTTCGACGTGCAGCCGCAAAGAGCGGAGTACATAGTGGGCCACATTGACCGCGGCCTGGATGGTGTCATGGGCTGGGCTGTCCCCAGGAACATTCGCGACCGTGCACGTCATTTGCACGGCGTAAGCGGGTTCTTTGCGCGCCTCGATTCCCTCCTAGGAAACACGACTTATCAACGGCTGCACCACGCCCACGTGGTTCGCAATCGCATTGCCCATGCGTCAGGCAGTGCCGTGTCTCAGTACCGCCAGATTCTCGGCGCTCTTCAAGTCCCTGGGGCCAGCCGGCAGGGGCTGAGTCCTGGTCGCTTGCTGGTGGAATACCCATCAGCCACGGCTGTTGGGGATAGGTGGTTCCATCGCTTCGTAAGCGCCTACACGCAATGCGTCGACAGCTTCAACCGCAGCGTTCGAGTGTCGTGACGCGGCGCCCCAAGCTCTTCTGCAAGTTTGATCACCTGACCGCCCGTTCGCAGGTGGTCATCCGCTGCCCGCAGTGCCGACAGCGGCGGTAGCGGACGATCATGCCGTTGGCCCGGCGGGTGTGATCCACAAAGACGTGCCGGCAGCCGCACTTGGGGCATTCCAGGGCGCGGCCGTCCTTGTCGGGCGGCCAGCTCCCCCGTTCTCTGCGAAGCCCGGTCATGCGCCCTTCCTCCGCAGATCCGCCTGCGTGTAGCGCTTGCGCGGCCGCGTGGGCAGCGCTTCGCCAGGAGCTTTCACGCCCGCCAGCGACGCGGCGGCGGCGCAGCCCACCAGGCAGTCGAACCAGTGGTTGTCGGGCCGCGTCGGGCGCGGTGACCACTCGCGCACCACGCGCCCCAGGCCCTGCACCTCGACCCACGTCTCGGACTGCGCGACGTGCTCGGCGAACAGCTCGTGCTCGCGGCCGTCCTTGCCGAACAGCGCGATGCAGCCGCGATCGCCGGCGGCCGTGGCCAGGCCGGCATGCACGAACGTCTTCCAGTAGTTCACGTCCACCAGCACGTGCTGGAACTCGGCGGTGCGGCGGACGTTGGGGATGTACCAGTAGTGACCATGCACCTCGCCGGGGTGGCGGGTGTACGTAGAAAGCGGCTTGCGGGCGGCGCGGATGCCGACGCCTTTGGCCAGCATCATCGCGGCGCCGCCGACCTTGCGCTTGACGTCGGCGGCGATGCCCGGTTTGTACCCCATGTCCACCAGCAGCCGGTCGATCTTCATCAACCCGTCGCCGCGCTGCCACTCCCGCGCGAGGTACGCCGATACGAGCTTCTCCAATCCGGCGTGGATCGCTCCGTCGGTTCCGGTCCCCGGAAACGCCCGCCCCAGCGTGCGTTTGGCGGTCGCCAGCGTGAAGCCGTAGCGTTTCTGCTCGGGGAAGGTGCCGTAGTCGATGACGTAGCCGGTGAAGTTCTCCTCCCACGCGCAGACGCAGTAGTAGAGCAGCCGATCGTGCACATCGATGAACATGGTCAACCGCGTGCAGGCCAGCGGCACCTGGCCGCGCAAGTAGCCGCTCGTCTTCTGGCAAACCTGCTCCGGCGTCAGGACCTGGTCGTCGAACTGCGTCAGCACCGGCTCGTTCTGGTACTCGCTGGCGAACGCCTCGGGGCCGACTTTGAGCTTCAGATTCATGGCGTGCTGGATGGCGGAGAGCTCGGTCCGGGCGTCGTACCGGGCCGGCCAGGCGACGACCGCGCCCGCATCCATCCCCGCGCGACGCTGGCCGTAGAACTCGGTCGCGGCCTCGGTGCCCTCGGTGCGGCGGACGTTGGCGTACTCGTCCCACAGCTTGTCGTTCGTCGGAAAGGCATAGACGAGCTTCGTGCATTCGCTGTCCCACTCTGGGTTCTTCTCCCGGTCCAGCACCTGGTCGGCGAGGTCGCCGTCGTAAATCTTCGTGCAGGTCAGCACCGCCGCGATCTGCTCGCCGGGACCGGCCATGCCCAGCACGTCGCCATTGAGCAGTTCCATCCGCCGCCGGGTCTGCGTCGGCGAGGCCGCCGACTGCCGCGTCTGCGGGTCGTCCAGCAGCACCAGCGACGGGCGGATCACCGAGCCGTCCACGCGCGTGTGCTGCTGGCCGCGCATGTTCGCGTCCAGGCTGGTGGTCGTGATGATCGACCCGCTCGACGGGCTGACCTCGTGGCCCT